TTGCGCAGCTGCGCGACCGTTGGCTGTAGTTAAGTAATCTAGACCGACTTCAATGGGATCGATCTGAAATTGTGCGCAAATTGATCGCATGACGTGGGAGTTGAAGTTGATGTACTCCATCTCGCGTGCAGATCCTGACATCGGTATCCATTGAACGTCGTCGAGACCTGCGACAATCGGAGTGCGCCAAGCGTTGTTCGAGCCAGAAATAGTGTTGTAGAACTGACGACGGAAAGACGCGAGAGTGTTTTGAGTAACAGTTCCTTTGAGGTGCAAGATACCTCGAGCTGCATATCCGTGCGTAAAGTAATTTGCATTGTATGACTCAACATTAAGATGGTTGGTGATCATGATCACAGCTTGCTCAACCATCGATATCGCATATCCGTTAGAGTCGGCAAAATTCTTTGGATTGAACAACTTAAATACCATGTCTTCATCGCCAAAGACGTTGATGACGCGCATGTCCATTGTTTGCTGGACGTATTTAAGATATTCCGAGTCCGGGTTGTTAATCTGACCATCCCCGCGGGGATCGTTGTCAGAGCGCTTTTTATGATAAAGCTCAAGAGCTATTTTGGCCTGGTTCTCAACGGTATCTTTTGAAACGTTTGGGTTTACCCTATAAACCGTCTCGGCAGGAAGCGGACGGAATCTATGGAGCGATCCTTTTCGGGTTAAAACTTTTTCTGTTGCGATATGACCAAACGTAAGCGCATCCCACGTAATTAGTTTAAGAAACTCTCCAAAGAGCATCTCTTCGCCACGCGGGGTGCCGTCGGTGCGACCACAATGGTACACGTACTCTTCCAGCATGCGGATGTTTTCGATATCTTCCTGCGTCATCGGCTCGTGGTGATTAACCTTTACGAAACGATAACCCATGTCATACTTCTTCTCTTGTGGTCGGGAGAAGCGAAGGACAGTATCACATCTGATTTGCAGGATGGCATTAACGAGCCAGTCGCGCATTGAGATTTCTCTCAACGTACGGTTTGCGATGCGGGAGATCTTTGATTTAGAAAGAAAATAATTATGCGCCGCGTGATCATAATACGGGTCTGTTAGGATAGCGCGGCTACCAACTAAATCTTGCGAATCTTGTGACCGGTTTTGTTCCTGTAGAGAGTCAGGGAGTTTATCGCCATCTGATTTGGTCAGATCTTCGATATCTTTACGAAGAGATTCGGTAACTGCTTTTTTAATATCTTCAATCCAAGACATCTTTGTCTCCGGCCTTAAGGTGGTCTTATTATACGATCAGAACTGCCATATGAAGCCGCCGTCAGCACCCTGCTCTTCATCGTCTTCTATTTCAGATAGCCTTCCTATTTTACCCATCTTGTCGAGATTAACCTCCGGATTAAACGGAATATTGTTAACCTTAGCGTATTCTTCTGGCGTGGGTGGTTTAAAAAAGCTTCCCGTTGAGTCAACTAATTTAGTCATATCAACGTCTAGTCCTGCAGAAGACAATATTACTGCACCCTTGCCGAATAAGTTGGTTACGGCATATCTTAACGCGTCGATCCAGTGATCATGTTCGGTGTCTGGGTCATCGGTTATCATACCCGCAGCATCGACCTTGTAATGATAGAGCTGAAATTCTTTTATCAGAGGCTGGCACGTCTCTTGAGCTAAGAAGATCTTTGGTTCTCCGGCGCCTGGTACTTTTAACCACTTCTTAATAACTTGAATGCCGGTGTTAACTTGACCCTTATCTGTATTCGTTGAAGTAGGTAGGCCTAGTTTACGCATTTCAACAGCATCGCCTGGATCTGCTTGATCAGGAAAATAGAGCTGCGTGCGATACACTTGGTGCCATTTGTTTTTCACGTGATGCATCCAGGCGGGTCTTGAAATATATGTCATGCCGTCGCAGCGAACAATATATATGTTTTCTTTTGAGTCAACAAAGAAAGTAACTAACGTATGCGGATTTGACCACCCCCAGTCAATACCGGAATACGCTGGTAGCCCCATATTCAAGCACTTCTTGACGAATATATCGTGATTGCACTCGCCAGGAAACTCCTTTCCTGTGAGTATGTGCCACATCTGGTTCCACGTCTTTACGTGAGTGCGCTCGTCGAACTCTTTAAAAACAATTCCCTCTACAGAGGGCTTGAGGTTCATCAACTGAGACATTGCCCAATCTGGGCCTTCGGACAAGATCTTTTGCGAAAGCTCGTCAATAGACTTAAGCATAGGCGAAGTTGACGTCTGATTTTTTGCATCCCCAAGGCATATCGGGGCAAGGGGGCACTTATAGCAACCAGAATACATCTCGTACGCGGCGTAATCTTTTTTCTTTTGATCGCCAAGTTTTGCATAGTCTAAAGGAAGACGGACATCGAACGACTGCTGGTCGATGTAGTATGTTTGCTTATCTACTCCAGATCTTGAGTCTGGGCATCTTTCGGTGAACTCAAACGCTGTCCAGCGACGAACATGACGCCCTTGCTTCTCTGCGTTCTCGATTGCCTGGTTCATCAGACCGTATCTAGACTTACGAGTAGAGATACCAACCCTAAGAGGTTTCTTTCCTCGCTTTGAGTCAAGCATACCAGAAATCTCTTTGTATGCTTTAACAGCCTCACCAGAAACCGTATCAATCTCGTCAACAACAACCAGAGGAACGTGAGGTCCGTTGAGTGCACGCATCGTGCACGGAAGAACCTCAAGAGTGATCTTTTCGCTTGATACATTGAAAACAGACTTCTCCATCGTAGACTTTTCTAAGATCCGGTCTGTTTCTTGAGTTTTAGGAGGCAGCACTAGTGGCTTAATTCTATCTGACATCAAGAACTTCTGCTGGTACTCGTAACACCGTTTAGCTTGAGAAAGAATTGCACCTACGTGCACAACATCTCGCTGATCATGAAGAAGAACTAGAAGTTCGGCAATAGCCATGCCAAGGGTCTTGCCCGATCCTCGACCCGCAACATACAGTAATTCTTGAACGTTTTCTGGATTGTTGCTGTTTACGCAAATATTATAAACGTCCCAAATTGCATGAAATGGAGTGGTATCTGCGTATCTAGAAACCTTGCAGTCTGGAAGCTGTAGATTAAAGAAATATTTTATGTAGTTCTTTAAATCTGCCTCCGTGCGGCACGGCGTAAGAAAGACGCGCTCTAGTTGCTCTAACGTAAACTTAGAAGCACGCTCTGTCATTCTTTGAGACGCTTGCTGCTGTTTTGCTACCTTACTAAGAGCAGTCTGATCTGCCCGTTTTTTAGGGAGTTCAATGAACTTCTTGTAATGGTTACCGCAGTAACCCTTGGCCTTAAGCGGTTTTACGCAGCCAGGAACAGAGCATTGTTTAGATTCTTCACTCATCTTCTGGGTCCTGCACTAATTGTGCTAGAAGAAGAGATTCCTCTGTTTCTTGAGGTTTTGGTAGGGTTTTTATCTTATTTGAGCGTGCGGATAGCTTTTGAGGCTCTTCTGTTTGAGCGGGTGTAGCCAAAGCACGAACAGAATCAGCAACCTTAGCAAGCATCTCTATTACTTGCTGATATTCTTTTAAGCTTTTTATTCTCATTGATGGAGGAGGCGACTTTGAAGGATCGTGGAGATACTTGCGCATCTCTTCCATGTTCTCTGTCGTAGAGATTGACACCATATCAGTAAGGAATTCAACCTGCTCAACGGTCGATCTAACTATCCTGGCTCTGATGCGATCGTAGACCGAGTTGGCTAACTTTTCACGATCCTTTACCCAACCATTAAGGGCGGCCGTAAGTGCAATCTTGCCAAGTGGATATTGAGGAAATCTGCGACCTAGATCCTCTAGCGAGTAACCAAGAAGAAAAAGTTCATAAAGCGGCATAGCTTCTTGCTTACCCATTGCGCCGGCCGTTTTATGCTGCTTTAAATACTTTTCGGCCTCACGGATCTGATCAAAGTTCAATCCGTATCGCTCTTCAGCGTTAAGCCTCTTTTTTAACAAGCATAGTCTCCCATATAGGATGGGTTGAGATGTTGTTTATCATTTGCTGTAAACGCAACATCTCGATCATCTTATACTTGGAAACCTGCTCTTTTGTAAAGCCCAGCACCAGCAATATTAACACCGATCGCTCAAGATCCGTAAAAACGTCCAGCAATTCTAGCATTTCAGTAGTGGGCGGAGAGCGCAAATAGTTGATAAGATTGTTTATTACAATATCGTTTATGTCGTTTTTGTTCTTTATCTCAATAAACCTTGACGACAAATCAAAATAAGGATCTTCTAAATATGCGACCCAGAGATCCTGTCTCTCATCCTCATCCTGGGACAGGGTCTCTATCTTTCTTTGAACCATCATTAGATGGGGGTCTTTGATCCTCATACTCTGAACTTTCTCTTAACTCAAGCTCTACGCTCCAAGCGGGTCCACAATAAGTTTTTACAAAACCGCTCAATATCTTTAAAAATTCTAAGTTGCCATGACGCTTAAGAAGCCTTTTGAGCTTCCACATATCAAATATCGAACCGGTACCTTTTAGTGCCTGATATCTATTATAATCTTTAAGCAAAGAACTGGGCGCATAGACAGTGTATTTTACTGCCTTAGTGTTTGAATTTACAGATACTTCTACTGCTGTAATGCTTTTGTTAATTATGGCCCCGTAGAGATATAAAGTATCCTTAGCTTGATCTGTAAACAGGCCATTATTAAGCAGCCATCTGTGCTGATCTACGTGTTCATATAGATCGTTGCTCATTGTTGCTCCGTGTATTTCTTTACTGTTTCTTTTAAAGAAGTCCGGTCCATTGTCCCAGAATAGACCTTATCGATATACTGCTCTGCCATGCTGTAGACAGTAGGGGCAGAGATTTGCGTGCGATTAATCTTAATAGAATCTGTAAATTCAGCTTTAAATGAAACCTGAACTCTTTTCTTAAGATCTAAGACGGCTTTAGATTCCAAAAAGGATTTGATCTCTGCCCGCGGTCCTATTAGTTTTACTATCCAACGATCTTTATCATTTAACTCTAATTGATTAGGGGAATCTAAGTAGACATCGAGAGTTCGCCAAATAGGAAACGGGGAGTCTATGAACCTCATTTCTAAAGTTTTCGAATCTAAGATCATTAAGCCTTTAACCTGGTTAGCGTCCGAAGCCGTAAGACTCGACGGAGTACCCGGGTAGACAATAAGTCCTTCTTTAAGAGATTGCCTTTTGTGGATATGTCCAGACACAACAAGGTCTGCCTGAACTTGAGTAGCATCGACACCGTCTTTTGCACACGATGGACCATAGTCAGCTCCTATGAAGGTGTTGTGCGTCACAACGATATCTGTGCTGGTGTC